GTGGGAGTAGAGCTGGAAGTCACCGAGCAGCCCCGTGTTCTCTGTGGCTGCGGAGGTGGCTACTACAGGCTTGCCCCACAGCCTCTCGACAGGCTCCATCTGGAAGGGGTTTCCGAAGATGTAGTTGCCGTTCAAGTCCTGAAGGGTGACAATGTCCTGCCAGTCGTTAGGGTGCAGAATGATGCCGGTAGGCTCTGCCATGCCGTTGACGCGTACCTTCGTGATTGCCTTGTATATCGCTGTGGGTGTGGCGTCGGCCCCCTTTGCCTGGGACTGCGTTACCTTGTTGTAGAAGCCGTCAAGCTGCGGAGAGACACCGTTGCCGTTCAGCAAGCCGTCTTCCTCTTTCAGCTCGAGCATGAGCGTGAGGCGGTTGTCTATCACAGCCCGCATACCGTCAATGTCTTCCATTTGCTGCATAGTGACAGGCAACCACACAGCCAGCGTTTCCACGAGGGCTGTGCGCTCAGTGAACACCAGCGCGGCTTCGCCCTTTACCAACCCCTCGCCTACAAAGGCAGCGTTGTTGGTGAACGTGGTTTCCTCCATGTACTTGATAGCAGACAGCGTGGTGTTGTCCTGCGGTATCAGGTCGGCCACGACGGGCCTGCGCTGTGCGCTCAGCACGATCTTGGCTGTGCGCGGGTTGGCGGGTGCCAAACCGGCTGCTGTCGTCATAAGGGTCTTCATGGTGACGTCAGGCAAGTCCACCGCGAACCGCGCGCCCGGTACTTTGTGCATCGCCTTGAACTGGGCGTGTTCGGTGAACATATCGCCCAGTGACTTTGTGGACGTTGCCGGCTGCCCCTCGCCTGAGCCGTCGCCCTTGCCGCCCTCAAAAGGCACGGTGCGCTGAGGCTTGTTGCGCTCTTCCTGCTCTCGCTTGTTGCGCTCGACTGCGGACTTGGCCTCAACCAGTGGGTCAAGTTGCTTGCCGACTTCGGTCATTTCACGCTGGGCATCCTGGAAGGACTTCAGCTCCTCGGCTGTCCAGTCCATGTCGGGCTTGCGCTCGTACAGGTCGGCCTGTTGCTTGGAAAGATGGTCTATCCTTCCCTGTAGTTCTGCTATCTTGTCCATTACTGAATTACTCCTCTTATCCTGGCCTGTCCGACCAGATACATGGCTAATGCTTTTCTCACTTCGTCCGGATTGGCCTTTGGCTCAGTGGCTTGCAGTAGCTCCTCAATCGCTGCCATCACGTCTGCAAGAGACGCGTGCAGGTTGCTGAGTTTGGTGCGGTTAGCGCCACTGAGTACGCGCCCTTCTTTCACCCTCGCGCCCTGGTACTGTCCCAGGCGCTTTACATAGCCCTGTATGGCGGCTTCCACCACGTCAGAGTGGCTGTCAATGCTCATGCTGGCTTCCAACAGGCTCTTGACACCCGTAACCGTTGCGAGAGGATTTGCGGGCACGTTGACGAGGCTCACCTCAAAGAGTTCAAGCTCTTTCAAGAGGCGGCCCTCGTCCACATATTCATCGTCTTTGACTTCGTAACCTATCGAGAGGGAGACAGACTTGCCCCTGTCTATCCGCTCTTGTGCGATTGTGCGGGCTTCCTGTGCGAAGGGTGTGCTGTGGAACTCGGCTGTAAGGAACAGGCCGTGATCGTCTTCCTTAGCGTCGGTGACAGTCGCCACCGGCAGCACTTCCCAATCGTGGCCCACCGAGATAAAGCCGTCCGTGCGGAAATGGGGCAGCGTCTTAGCAAACGCGCCCTTGATTACCCGTTCGTTTACCCTGTCGAAGTTAGCGAATGTCGAGGCGTAGCCCTGAAGAGTGCCGAACTCGCTATCTTTGCTTATTTTTAGCTGTGCCCCTGTTGTCTGTTTGCGGTCCATTGTTGGCTCCTGTTTGCGGGCAACAAAAAAGGCCCGGTGTCGGGTGTCTAGCACCTTGTACCGGGCCTCTTGGACCTTGCTATTCAGTTAGTGTCGCGTGGCTACGCCTCTACCAGTATCCTGCTTTGTCTTTTGATACCGAAGTCTTTACCCTTTATCTTTACCATGCGCCCGTCGGGATGATGCCACACAATACCCTCTATATCTTGCCCCTTGAACCACTCACGCAATTCGGCGTAGGTGCGGGGGGCATGCGGTTCTAGCATTGCTCCATGCGGCGCTAAGAAGTGCCCTGTGTGATGTTCTGGGTTGCCCTGAACCTTTGGGCCGACAAGCTCATACGTGCCGTCAGGTAGATTGCCGATTATCAAATGCCAGTTCTCAAAGGCTTCTCTATGCCATCTATCTTCTGGCCCATCCCCGACAGGGAGCCACCCTTGTTGCTTGCCCGTATTCTCGTCTACTTCATTAGCAGGCTCGAAGTTAGCAGGAGGCTTGCCCCCAGGCTTTACCTCGTATCGTTTGTATAGCTTGCCATCACGCACCATGCAGCACGTTCCATCTAGCTTGCGGGTAGCTACGCCTTCACCTGCTATCACCCACTCAGCACCCGGCACGACTTCATCCCTCACGAGTCTGTCGCCGTCATAGTTACGTTGGAATAAGCTAATTATCTTCTTCATCTCACTTGCACCGTGTTCATAGCCCCGCACTTGCACTTGATTTCCACTGTGCTGCCTGCCTTGAGGTCACACTTGGCTATGATACGCCCGCATTGCGAGCATCTGTATACGTCAAGCTTTACCTCTGTTGCTGCTGACATCATACCACAATCCCTACGCGCTCGCTAGAACAACACAAACGGATAATTGAATACTTTGATAGGCGCACCATCTCCACAGTCCAGTATTAAGCAAAACAGCCCGCCATCAGCCGTCCAAATAATCTTCAAGCTATAGACCCGTGATGTTGAACACCCAGGAATGGGGAGCGGCGATGCTAACTCTCCCACAAAATAAAGTTGGTCGGTAGTAATGTGATTGACAGCGAAAGGCTGGAGGGCATCCCTGTCATACTGATCCTGCAACTCAACTCTAATCTCATACTTGTACATCTGGTCTATCATGCTGCCCCCACTCTCGCTGCAACAGCCTCATAATCCCTCTGTAAGATAGCCGCTATCTCCCGCTCCATTCTGCGCTCTATAGCCGTCCTGCGCCTCTCTGTGCTTGCTTTGGCACTCTTGTACTGCACACCACTCTTTAAAGCTTTCAAGGGCAGCATAGGCGCTGTGGGGGCCACCTTGTATGTCTCATCATCAGGCTCTACAGGCCAACCCGTCGCGGTGCGCGCTTCACTTCGCTTTATCCACCCGCTATCGTAACCCTGAGACAGACGTGCGTAGAGCTTGGCTTGATCGTCTTGAAGTACCCTGACTTGTGAGAGGTCGAACACAACAGTATCGGTGGCAGGGTCGCCGAAGTCTGGGAGTAATTGTGTACCCAGGTCGTCACTGAGTACCATCTGGGTGGGGATGATGTTCTGCTCATAAGCCTGTTGCCTCGCTTCGTCCATGTTGTTGTATGTGCTGTGGTCAAGCCCTGCACCCAAACCCGCTACAACGGCAGGCCAGGACAGGAGGGCGGGGATGCGCTCTTCGGGCACTCTGCGTAAGCCGACCAGGTTCATCTGCTCAGGTGAGAAGGACAACACCTCGACTGTCACAGCGTCGGTCAGCACTAGCGGCTCGCCCCTCCTGTCGCCCCCGAACTTCTGCATAAACAGGTTCTTGACTTGCTCAGGGTCGGAGATAATGCCTTCATCACGAGGGGCTATCACCACGCCCGGTATGCCCATGTTCTTGAGCATGGTTGCACTGTAGCGGGCCGCTTCGTTGTCTGTGAACACCTCACGCAAAGCAGAGGCAAGAGGAGAGATGCCCACTCGGATATTGGACGGGTTGATACCGAAGCGGAAATGCACAACGTCTTCCTTCTCAACCCGATACCACGCGTTGCCTCGCTGTACTTCGTAGTGGCTGATGAACTCGCTGCCGTCACTGGGCCACCTGCAACGGATGGTGAAGTGCGGCTCGTACCACAGCTCAACAACTTGCCCACTCCCACCCCTCACCTTTATCCAGTATGCGTTACCGTCCAGGTTCAGGCTGTAGACTGTGGCTTGCCACAAGAGACGGCCTGAGAAGTATTCGTTAGGCTTCTTGAGCAGC